AAAAAATGGAAAACAGGTATACAAATATCCAGCCAGTTGTTTCTGTTAACGCAACTAATTTTAGTTACTCAAGAGGCATACTTGCTTTTGACACGAAGAAAAATATTTGGCTAATAACAATGAACGACACAAATTATTATCCGACTATAAAGTGGTTAAAAGGTTTAGCGTTTTCAGCTAAAGTTCATTACCATTTAACAGACGATACTAAAGATGGTGTGCTAAAACAATTTTCGGGATTAAGAGGTGTTAATATATAAAGTTATACTGATGAGGATTTAATATCCGAAACGCCTAGATTTATTTCTAGGTGTCTATAACAAAGGAGGAAAAAATGGAAAAAATAATCAAAGCATATAAAGAGGTAATGAGACAAAGTAGCAAGGATATAGAGGAAGTCCTTTTAGTTGAGATATTTGAAAACAAGGAAGGGGCAATGATTCTTTCTGAAACACAGGATGAGTGGATTATCCACCCTGTAAGATACCGCACAGGCACAGGCTGTGAACCCTCTCTTAGCACAGGCAACGGAACATATATGTTCAAGGACAGAGATTCCTATCAGGATGCGAAAGCCTGTTTCAAGGAGAGAGTTGGATAGTCTCTAAAAAAAATAAAAAGCCACACGGAAGTGGCTTCCTCTTAGCCAAGAGGATTCCTTCCTTCCCCTTCCTTTCCTTTTAAAATAATTTCCTTTCCTTCCCTTCCCTTTAAGGAAAAGAATTAAGGGGAAGAAAGCCAAATCTATTTGCTTATCTTCTCGCCCATTAGCTAGTGGTAAAGAAATAAAATAAAGTATTGACATACATAATCATTATGTTAATATATACACATGCTCAAAAGAGTGGTTGGAGGTCGCAAACCTCTAACCTCTGAAGCTGAAAAGCTCACTTACTTGGGAATTAGTTAAGTTGTTCGAAACGCTTAATTAAAGAACAAGAGAAAGAAGCAGAATAAGGTGGAGGGATAACCAAAACTTGATTGAGGGTAGGTTGGCGAAACGGATACTACTAGTCACTTTCCAAAGTAACCAGCCGTCTTAAATAAGTTGAGGTAGATAGCACAGAGATGGTTGGTGATTAGTAGTCCTTGAAAGCCAACATAACCTGTTCCAAGATGGCTATGTATGGAGGAAAACTCGTACTATCTATCCTTAAATAAGGAGAAAAGATGAATCACATTAAAACAAGGTTTCTACCAGCTACGGACACAAGAGGCGAAAGAATCAAAGCCCTAACGACAGGCGATAAACCGATATGGATAATCAGACCTTATAACTATAAGCTAAACACAGAGCCAAATCACAGAGCAGTAGCTAGGGAGTTATTTGATAAACTAGGGTGGGAAAAGGAAAGTAAAAAAGCATACATAGGAACAACAGACAGAGGTTATACATATACTTTTCACTACGCTTGGAATGTTGTAGAATTTTAAATTCTTCCCTTCCCTTTAATTCCTGTTAGTTAGGAGAGGGTAGATAAGTACGCATGATGTAATTAATCATGGTCATTCTTGTCTATCCTTAGCTAACCAAAATAAAGTATTGACATTAGGTAGTAGCTATGTCAATATAGGTTATTAACTAATAGGAGAAAAGTATGAAAAAATATTATGAAATTACAGTAGATACAATATATAGCAATAAATACTATGTATTATCTGAGTCTCAGGACAAAGCTGAAAAGTACGCTAAAAAACAAGCACATGAAAATCATCATGGAGAGTCAATTTTGGGTGTAAAGATACACGATACATCAGAAATTGAAAAACCAAAATATCTTGATGATTATGATGACATAAACTAGCAAGATTGGGAGTCAAGAAATTGGCTCCCTTTCCTTCCCTTTACTAGCTAGTAGCCTTCCCTTCCTTCCCTTTTAATAAAAATACAGATACATCACTAGCTAACAGATAGTCTCACATAAAAAAAATATATATATATAGTATTGACATCTCTATTCATTATGTTAATATAAGAATTGAGAGTATATTAGCGACATACTCAGAACAGCTAACAACTGTAAGAATGGAATCTGTTAAAGCTCAATAGTGAGATACAGCAAACTAGATAAAAATTCGATAGTCTTAAAAAGTACGAATTTCAACTTAACTAAATAGGAAAATATATTATGCAAAAAGTATGGAAGAAAAAAATTGTTATTGACTCAGTTGGTAACGATATCTTTACCGCCATCTTTATTAAAAAAGATGGTAGTGAACGGAAAATGACTTGCAGATTTGTCAAAGATAAAGGCGAAGACGCAAAAGGTGAACATGATAGAATTTTAACAATTCTTGAAATGTCAAAACCTGTTAAGTTTAGAAGAATTAATTTAGATACATTAATTTCTATTAAACATAATGGGGTTGTATATAACTTTTAACTTAGAGGAAACAAAATGGAAAATATAAATAAAGGTAGTGTTGACGCACTTAATACTGATGCAATTAAATTTGATATTGCATTACAACCAATGAAAACTATAAATGGTTTATTGGTTGATACAGATGTACGTAAGGCGGTAGTTGATACTACTAATGGTAAAGTTGTTGGAACTTGCGGTAAGAATTACAAGCCAACAGCTTACTATCATATCGCTGAATTAGTAAATCATGGATTAAGAAAATCTAATCTTGATTTATCTAATATCACAGTAATTGATAGTCTGTACGATAATGGAGCTAAATGGCATAGAAAAATTCAATTTAACAAAATTGAAAAGTCACTAGCTAAGAAGGATGACATTATAAAACTTGAATTGAACATTCATAGTTCATTAGATTTGAGTAGAAAAATTTCATCTATTTTTGGCGCCATTAGACTGTGGTGTTTAAATGGTTGTGTAACTTCTGATTATAATATTAGAAGACACTTCAAACAAACGCTGGGATTAAATCCAACATGGTTAGCTGAAAACTCTGTAAATGCTTTAGTTAGCTTTGAGAATAATAAATTATTATTTGACAAGATGTTAGCTAAGAGCGTTACAGATGGCGAAGTATCAAACTTTTTTAAAGATACAATCGCTAAGCTAAAAACGCCATCAGGTAACATGGCTGATGGGTATGTTTATCACAGTAAGAAATTACTTACTAATTTGTTAAATAGATACAATAAGGAAAAAGTATTGCAAGGTAAAGGCTCTACACTATGGAGCGTTTACAATACTCTAACAAATTATTCAACCCATGTTGGAAGTAGTGATTGGTGTGGAACTGAACTCAATGAGTTTGGTCAAGTTGTAACTTCTGAGCCAACAGGCAGGAAGCACAATCTAATCTATTCACGAGAACAGGAAGTGGCAAAGAGTTTAAATCATCCATTATTTAAAATGGCTGCTTAAACTTTTTTTTTAACTAACAGGGTGATAGCTGACAATGGTGTTAGCTATCATCCACAAACGGAGAAAATAAAATGAGTAAAATAATGAAGTATATTATGGAGCGTAATGACGAGGTTGTTGAAGATATTGAAAACAAAATATTTTCAGGTGAAGTTAAATTTAATTATGATGACACAGTTAATTATCTTCAAAAACATCTTGTTGCAACAGACAAAAATCAATGCGAAGAAATTGTTCAAAGCATTGAAGACAAAATCGATGCGGCGGCTGATGCAAAATGGTCTGACCGCTGCGGCAGCGATTAAAATAAACCGAGAGTGTCTTAATTAAGGCACTCTCATAAATTAAGTGCATATCAGAAATGGTATGCACTTTTTTTATACCTATATAAATCAGAATATACTAATATTATAATATTCCTCCCCTCTGACCCCCATTTTGCATTCCTCTATTATCATATAGTCTCATCAACGCAGCGGTGGGGAAAAACAAAAGGTATTGACATCAATGTTCCACGTGAAACATCGACATCAAACACAACATCTTGTGTTTTTAATCTTTTTTAACACAACATATTGATATAAATTTTAAAAGTCCTATAATGGGAAGTGGATAACTATGTCTACTAGCTAATAATGACCGAAAAAGAAAGAATACAAGAAATTGTATCAACACTAAAAAAGCGGCAGGTAGAATACAAATTAAATTACTATGAGCCGTATCCATTTCAAAAAAAATTTCACGATGCGGGCAAAGAAGCCAATCAACGATTACTGATGGCGGCTAACCGAGTTGGCAAATCTTATGTTGGGGCGATGGAAATGTCCATACACCTAACAGGGTTATATCCTGATTGGTGGAAAGGAAGAAGATTT